TGCTGCTAAATTACTTGACAAACCACTTGATGTATCCCAATAATAAAGACTACCATCAAATCTAGATGCTAAAACATCTTCACCCCAATTATCTAAAGCCCATTTTGCTGATTGTAAAAGAACACCTTCTGCACCTGTTAAGCCTTCACGAGTTGTGTCCCACGTGGATGCATTCCATGTACCAGCACCCCAACCATATCCATAGATAGATGTAGGTAATCCTGTGTTTATTTGGTATGTGGCGTTAGCAGTCGCTCCAGTTGCAGTAGAACTTGCAGAAGCTTTTGCTACAATTGTATAAGTGCTATCGCTAGGAACTGTTTGTATTTCAAATTCACCTTGCAAGTTAGCAGCAGATATACCGCCAACAGCTCCACTTACACTAGCGACAGTAACAAAATCACCTATCAACGCTCCATGATCAGCATCTGTAACAGTGACTGTTGTTGATCCTGATGTTGTTCCAAATTGAGTTATGTTACCTGTGCCTGTGGCACGTGTTGGTGTAATATCAGCGTAGTTGCCTTCTGAATATGCGTAGAGTTTTTTGTTAGTGCCATATATGGCATAGTTGACACCTTTTAAATCTGAATATGTAAGTATGGCACGTGTTGCACCAAGTAAAGCATCAGTTGTTACTTTTTCCCAACCACCTATTTTTTCAGGTTGACCATAACGAAAACGAATATTATCACCATCTACCCATCTACCTTCTGCACCGTATTCGGTATTTTGTTTATCTATACCCGGCGCTATTTGCAGTTTTGTTAACGGCATTAAAGCTCCTAATTAGTTGCGTAGTATGGTATCCAGAAATCAGTGCCATTAATATTAACACGAATATGTCCAGTTAAACTTCCTACACTTGTATCAGTTGTTAAACTCTTTGTTTGATCTGATGCACTTGTACCATCAAATCTTATAAACTCTTGATCAGTATCATCTTGATCTAAAGTTAAACAAGCTATTGCTGCTGAAGTACTTGCTTGACTTATAGTTACAAGCGCACTTGTTGGAGAGTCTGTTCCAAAACCAATTTTATCTGCTGAACCATCAGCAAAAAAAGCATGTGTTAAAGTGTCTGTTTCTATTCTAAAATCAACTGCAGCATGTGAGTCATTAAAAGTAAATCCACCGCCATCAAAGTCAATTGCACCAGTAGCTTTTACACCACCTACAACATGTAATTCTGTAGAAGGTGAGTTTGTTTTAATACCAATACGATCATTACCTGCATCACTAAAGAATAAGTTTGCATCACCATTACCTTCTATTCTAAAATCTACGTCTGCACTTGATTCATTAAATGTAAAAGTACCACCATCAAGCGATACATTACCAGCTACTGCCAACGTTCCGTTTGCAGTTATATTTCCACAATCAGCTAATACATCAAACATGGTAGATCCATCTGTGTATAAAATATGTTTTGATCCTGCTACGAGGTTTGCTGCAGTTCCACCAGCAGGTTTAAATCCTAAGGTGTAAGTACTCATACTTGTTGCATTGTCTACAATGTACCAGGTCTCTACAGCTTCACATTGTATAGTCGTGTTATTACTTAAAGTTCCTGTTAATTTAATTATGGCATTACTTTGTTCGTCTGTTGTAGAACCATCTGTTGCTGTTAAAGAGTCTGATGTGCTAGCAATAGCTACAGAAACATATCCTTTGGTAGCTGATTCTAATTTTTGTAAATTGTTATTTGTTTTAGTACCCCAAGATCCTGAGTTTTCACCAGTTGCTTGTAATTCTAAATTTAATGAACTTGAATATGATGATGCCATTTA